TAAATTTTTTCATGGATTTGTTATCTTACTTTCTAAATGAGGCGGAACTATGTCCGCCTCAAATATTTTAATTAGTGATTAAACACCTTCAACACCGAAGATACCTCTATAGTCAGAAACTCCAAAAGAGTATCTTTCTCTAGCTTTGTATCTTACGTTACCAGTATCAAAGTCACCTTCCATAGCCGTTTTAATCGGCGCTCTGTCAAAGTACTTCATACCATTTGGTACGTCAGTAATGATGTAAAACGCATCTGGGTCAGTTAAGAAGTTGTTCACTCTGTAACCTTGAGGAACCATTCCCATTGACGCAATAGCGTTAATGTCATTATCAGCAGTTCCAGTTCTACCTTGAGACTTCATAAGTCTTTCAGCATTAAACTGGTTTTCACTAGGTACAATCATTTTAACACCTCTTGCAGCAATTTTCAGACCTCTTTCGTCTGTCATTGCAGCAATGTCGATTAAAGATTGCTCTAATGATGTTTCATTTAAGTCAGCTTGTACTGCTAAAGTATTAGCAACAGTCCCTGCAATTGTAGGGTGAGCTGTGTTAAATAAACTAACACCGTCACCTGAATTGAAGTTATTGTTAGTTGGTAAACCTTGAATTAAAGGTACCACTGACTTAACTTGTTTAGTGTTCGCCATAGATCTAGCAAGTGCTTTAGTATATCTAGACGCAAGTCTGTCATATAGGTTATCCTCAATCGCTTCTTCAGTGATTGCGAACGCTAATGCAACAGTCTCGTGAGTGTATCTAGCTGTGAAAGTTTCTTGTGCATTGTCGAAACTTACGCCAGAACCCTCAGCTTTAACTGAAGCATTTGCAAAACCTGATAACATAACTTCTTCTTCAAACGCTCTGTCTGAAGATTCCGTCGTATAGATTTCAGCATGCTGATTCTCATAACGTTTATATTCCAGGCCGAATAAAGCATTCAAACCTGGCTCTAGTTCTTTAACTAGTTGTCCTCGTGATATAGCCATATTTTATCTCCTTATATGCCTGCGGTCTGTTTCAAGAAGTGTTCGTTAATAGTAACAATTAAATTCGTATTAGCTGAACCTAATTCATTATTATCCGGATCTTTTGAAACGCCGATTATTTTTAGTTGAGCAGCTCCCGCAGCCATTGTTCCAGAAATTTCTGTTTTTGAAACAAAGTTTGGAGAGGTACCGGCTGTGTACGAAATATCTGCACAATTACCAATATTGGTTTGCGCAGGTGTACCAGCACTTTGTACTTCAAACCTTTGATACGGATCATCAGATACAAAAGCAACAATATCTGTTGCAGTGTTGCCTGCATTTAAATGATTCGCATAAGTAGGTTTTTCAGATGTTGCATCAGTAAAGAAAACACCAGTAAGTGATCCTAATAAAACATCAGTCGCAGCGGCTACAGTAATTGTACCTGTATTTGCCATTTCAACAGGATCGTTGAAATAAATTGCGGCTGCAGATGCAGCAATGTTGTATTCAGATAAACCTTGGTTGTCTCTATTCTGACCAACTTTTCCACTCGGTCTTAGACCGAATGCGCTATCTTGATTAGCCATAGTTGTGTCCTCCTTATAGACATTTATTTAAGTTTATCCGGCGGTTAGGAATTGTTAAAAAATTAACTCTTCTTCGAGCCACCGAAAGTTACACGTGTCTGTCGATCAATATTGATCGGCATACTTGGGTGCTGTTCCTTCATAAGATCGTTATCCACTGCTTCAACGTTGTCTTGAGCTTGTTTTCTATAATACTCAGCACGTTGTTGCGCAATCTCTTCCGGTACCCTTGCTAGCACAAGGCCACCAACTCCGATCACTCCCTTATATTTGCCATCATCTACATGAGGATAATCTGAGTCTGGATATTCATCAGCTCTTACTAATTCATATCCTGATCTAATTCTTCCAGAAACATTCTTAGTGTCTTGGAATCCCATAGATTCAACTCTTATCCATCTGTGTATAAATCCTGTTGGCGCAGGGGGTGCATCTAAACTTGATGGTGGAGTCCAAACTTTTTTCTTAGCTTCTTTTTCTCTAGTTTGACTCGCACGCGAGGTTCTTTTATCGTTATTATTTTCCATATGCTTATACCTCCTTCGTGATATTTAATTGTTTCGCATACTCTTCGAGTGGCACACCTAATTTTTTAGCAATTGCTACCTGTGATGGTGTGAGCCTCACAGTTTTGCGACCAGATTTTGTACTTCTTTTTGCAGATGCAACTGTCTGTACAGGCTTAGTCGTTTCCTTAGCTTCTGTTGTAGCAAATTTCTGAGGAAATTCAAGTCTTATTCTTCTATCTATTTCAGAATAATACTCTTCGCTACTTGGATCAAAACCCTCTTGTTCTGTTAATTTCTTATGAAGATCAAAAGCAGTATAAGTCATAGCTGAATCTTGACCAAACCATGAGTTTTTTTGAGCCCATTGTTCAGCTTTTGGATCAGGTGTACCTGTCGCTGCTTGCTGTCTTTGTTGTAAATTAACTTGAGGTTGTTGAACTTCTGTTTCTTTTTTCTGAGCATACAATTCTTGTTCAGCCTTTGCTTCAACAAATCTTGCTTGTTTATATGCGTATTCAGAAATTAAAGATTGAGCTTCTACTTCAGCATTAATATCTCCAGCTTCTCTTGCTGCAGCTAATTTTGCTTTTGCAGATTCTAAACCAGATTTAATACTATCTTCTGTAGTTTTTAATAAACTTGGTTCCATCTTAGAAAGTTTCTGCTCTGCTTTTTCTTTTTCAGTTAAAACTGATTTAGCATAAGTTAAAGCTTCATCTTTCTGACGTTCTGCTTCTCTCCATTTTTTAGTCAGTTTAGCTATTCTTTTTTGAACGCTATCTGAATAATCTTGAAGCTCATCTTTTTTTGATTCTTCTTTTTTTTCTTCAGAAACATTTTCTTCTAATTTAATCTCACGTTCATTTTCATGAGTCTTATCTTCAGGAACTGTTTCATCTTCAACAGGTCTTACTGTTGGTTCTTCTTTTATTTCAGGTTGTTGAATTTCAGCTGAATCTTTTTCTTCAGCTATATCGACGTCCATTGCTGGCCCTGATGTATCGATATCGACTTTGTTATTTTCTAAGTCTGGCATAGTTTCCTCCTAGTGTTACTATGATTAATATTGATGAAGTATATCTTCGGGTTTATCGATGGTTGCTAAAACTTCATCATCATTTAGCAATCTTACTTCCCCACCGTCTATCTGTATTCTTGATCCAGCGTATCTTGCAAAGATAACCCAGTCACCTTTTTTACACCAAGCACCTTCAGGAAATTTTTCTTTATCATAACAATGTGGTCCCATCTCAAGAACCAAACCACAAGTAGAACCTACTTGTTGTCTCTCAAGTGTATCTTGTCCTAGTATTAAACCACCTTTAGTTTTTTCAGGCATTTTAAATGGTAAAACTAATAGTCTCCATCCAGTAGGTGCAGGTAATTTACTTGATTCTTTTTTCTTTAGACGTTCGTAACCGTCTACTTCTTTTTTATGTTCGTCATCGTATTTATCTAATAAAGCGGATTTAGTTTTTGGGACTTCCGAAGTCGACGACGTTTTCTGGTCTTTCAGCATCATTTTTTTTCTCCTTCTTAGGGTTTAGCAGGGATGATATTTCCTGTGATATTCTTAAATAGGCATGTGCCTGTCCCATCATATACTTGTATTTTTCCATATTGTCAATACCACCTGAGATCATGGAATCACCAATATCTTGATAAGACTCTTTAAGATGTTTTTGTAGTTTATTTAATATTATTAGTTCTTCGTTTTGCATATTTCTTTCTCCTTTTATGTAATAAATTAACTCTTTTATGCCAACACCATTCAGTGACTTTTATAGCATATGTTTCTAATTTAGAAAACATAGTATCTAATCCACCAAAAAAATTATATATAAATTTATCAATCATACTAAACACCAACTTTCTTCATAGCTTTTTTATGACTTTTTGAAAATGACATTCCTTTTTTCATGTCTTTTTTCATACTTGTCATATGCTTTGAAGAATGATGCTTACTGTGTTTTTTTAAAGTTTCTTTTTGTCTTTTCGTTAGTTGTTTTTCCTTTAACATTTCCATCTCCTTCTTGCTTGTCTTATTCTAGAATTAGGATCATTTCTAGTTTCAGCAGAAGATCGTTTAAGTTGTCCGAGTGATCTTGCACAATATGACTTTCTACGTTTAGCTGCTTTTGATCCTTTTTTAACTTTCCCTGTCACTGCAGTTTTTAATTTTGATCCAGGATTTGCTGCTCTATAAGCTCTTACACCTTTAGCAGTCATTCCAGCACCTGATTTTGTAGGTCTGTAATTTGCGTTTTTACCTGTAGTAGTTTTTCTAATTGTACCACCTTTTGCTTTTTCAATTCTACCACCAGATGCTTTAAACTTAGTTCTTGGTGTTGTTCTTAAATTTTTCTTTTCTTGTTTTTCTTCTTGATAATCTCTAATTTCTTGTTGAGTTAAATTACCTAAATATTTACTATCATCGTAAGCTGGAATTGTATTTTTATTATATCTACTCATTAGATTTTTTGCATGTTTGGATTGTTAGATAATATATTTTTTTCTGCTCTTGGTCTAGCAACAGAGTCTCTGCTTCTTTTTCTAAGTTGAGCAATAGCAGATTCTTTTAATGCTTTTTCTTTTTTTAATCTTTGTAAATCTTTTTCTAAGTTCATTATGCAAATGTTTTTACGTTAGTTGGTTTACCACCAGGATTACCGGCTGCTCGTTTTCGTTTGACAGCACTCGCCTTTTGCCCTTTTGACATCCGTGTGGCTTTTGCAAGTGGTACGCACTTCGGATATTTTCGCTTCGAACCCTTGCTTCGTCCACATGGTTGATACTTCCCATTCTTTTTTGGAGCTCCTATGTCTACCCATTTCTCCGATACCCATTTTCTTAATCCACCTTCTGCAAAATTCCTACGCACAACTTAATCTCTTTTTTCTAGCCATGCCAGCCATCAAACCACCATTACCGGCTTTTTTACGACTACCTTTTTTGCCACCAGGTGTAATTTTACCTGAACAAACTCCGGACGCATACATGTTCGCGTACGCCGAAGGGTAAACTTTGAATTTACGTTTCGCTGCTGCTTTTCCTTTTGCACAAAGTTTAGCCATTATGCGATACCCATTGCTTTTTTCATCATTGACTTAGACTTTGTTTTTTTACCTTTAGACATTAAAATTTTTTTCTGTAATTCTTTTGGTAAAGTTTTTTGTGCCTTCGTTAAAGTTGGGCCACCTTTATTATAATAGTTTCTCATTATTTTTTTCCTCCTCTAAATATTTGTGTTCCTTTTATACCATAAATACTTGCCACGACAAGTATCCATAAATTTGTAAACCAGGTCGGAAGCGATTGGAAATGCTCAAAGAAAACTTTTATCTTGTCCATAGCTTGCACGTCATCTGAAAAGACTCCATACGCCAAAACCAAAATGGGTAATGTCAAAATTACAAGAACCGCCTCGTCCTTATAATCCGATTGTCTCGCTTCTAACAATTTACCTTGGTAAGCTTCTTCACCACGGGCTTGTTTTTCAGCATGCAATAGTTGAGCGTCAGACATTGCAATTTTTGCCTTCTGCTTGTTAGCATAAATCTTACTTCCAGCAGAAACGGCTAATTTAAGTGCCGAAATCCACATGTTAGATCCATTTAGCTTTTTTAGACTTCTCTTTTAGCATTCTTTTAGTGCCTCTTACTTCAACTTCTTCACCTTTTGCAATAAAGTTGAAAGCACCATCTGCTGTAGTCTTAGATCTAGGGTCAATTTCAAGATTCATTTTGTCTTCTGACTTGATTTCAACAATTTTATCTAATTTTTCCATAATTTTTCTCCTTAGTTAATTTATAGTAACCTTTTTTTACTATTTTGTCATTATTATTCGTTTCCACCACGAATAATTTCAACATTTGGCATCATGTCTTTAGCATTTGGAAGAGTTTTACTCAAAACAGTTTTTTGAATTGATGTATCAGCTCTTAAATTTGCTAAATCTTCATTTTGTTCAAGTTTTTCTTCTTGATTTTGTTGATTCATCATTGCTCTCATCTTATCAAGATTAATTCTTTCTTGATCTTGCTCTTTTCTACGTTGATTTTCCATTGCTCTAAGGTCTAACTCTCTTGATCTTAGTTTTGCAATAGGATCATTGTCGAATTGTGAAGTAATTTCTTTTTCTTCCTTCATAAATTCTTCCATCATCTCTGCAATCAACTGAGCTTTTCTTGCTTCAATCTTTTGTGTAAGCATTTGTACCTGTTGTTGTAGACCAGGATTCTGTTGAGCCATTTGTTGCATCTGTTGTAGTTGAACTAATTCATCTCTGAACTCTAATTCAATTTGTTCTTGAGACATTAGACTAATATGTTCAAAAATATTCTTCTCTAATGAAGCCATAATCATTGGATTGTTTCTAGCAATGTTAGTTGCCATGAAATTTAAGTGAGCTGTAATGTGAGCTCTGTGATCTTGACCTGGAAACGCTTGAAATTGTTTTCCAGCTAACGCATCAATGTGTTCTAACGCCGGATCTTTTGGCATTGGTTGCATTGGTTTAATTAAAACTTGATCAATATTTTTTACACCTAAAGCTTCATACATATTTCTATATGCTTGATACAGATTGTGCATTTGTGGATTAGATGATGCCAGTTGCAACTCTGTTTGCGCTAGTGAAATACGCTGAGTCTGTGAAAAGATGTTGGGATCGGCAACTGGCAATATATCTACTCTATCATCAAAGTCAGTTTGTTTAACAACTCTTTGACCCCCAACTACATCGTACGGATATTCCGGTGGTAGATATAACTTGAATACTCTTGCTAGTAATTTAAATTCTTGTTTAAGAGCAGAGTAAATTCTTTTGTGAATTGCAGACATAGTTCTACTTCCTCTTTCAAGAAGAGCTACTGTAGTTCCAACTGCTGCTTGTTGATTGCCATCACCAACTTGTAAATCTGCTATTGATGCAAATCTTTGTCCTGCTTGAACAACGATACCCATCAAACTTAATAATGTTTGACTTGGTTCTTTAAATGGAAGCATCATAAATGAATCTCTTAAATTACCACCGGGTGCATCTACATCTCTAAACTCACCTGGTTGAATTGATTGTGCATCATCTCTAATTCTAATACCACGCATTTTAAATCCTGCAGGTAAATTAGATAAAGTTCCTGCATCTAATAATTGTCTTAATGCAGAAGTTGCAGTTCTTGATAATCCACCAATCATGTGAATCAAACCAAAACCATAAAAACCTAGTCCTGGTAAAAATTTAAAGTGTACAAAATAATTAATTTTATTTTTCATTGCATCACCTATTTCATAGTTTCTTCTAATAGATAAAACTTCACGTGAATTTTCTTCAAGTGTTACAATGTATGGGACCTTAATTCCTGATGGCTCACCAGTCTCTTGATTTACATCTTCAAAACCTTCTAAGTCTAAATCAATATGACATTCTAATAATGTATAAACATCTTCGTTTGTAGTTCTTGTTACTCCTTCAAGTTCTCTTTCTTTTTTTTCAATTTCAGTTTCTTTATCTCCAGGTTTTCCAATATCTATATCTTTATAGAATCCACCAACCTGTTGTTTTCTTAAATCGTTTTCAGAAATTTTTACACGATGGATGATTGCCTCTGCATCGTCTAATGAGGTAGCGGTGTAGGGTACAATCAAATCATCTGCAGGAACAAATTTAGAAACTGCTCTTTGTTCCATATCGTCATAGTAGACTTTTTTAAAAGCAGAACCTGCTAATGGTAAGTTAAATAATAACTGATCAAAATCTGGTTCGTACTCTTTCATTTTTTCCATTAACTCGTAGTTCATGAAATCTTTTACTCTAGCTGCTTGCTGAGTTTTTTCTTGTGATGGCATTCCAATTGTTTGAGTTCTAACTGGTCCATCTGCTGGAAGTAATTCTTTGTAAGCTAATGCTTGAAACTGTGTAACAGCTTCTGCAAGAACTGGGTGAGTTGCACCACTAGCCCCTGAAAAAGGTTCTGTTCTATTATTATATTTAAAACCTAAAAGGTCTAAACCTTGAGTATAAGTTTGTGCCCAATCTTTTCTTGAAGCTGTGTAGTCTTGATACTTAGAAGATAAATCTGAGGCTAATCTTCCAAGTACATCGTCTGGTAAAAATTCTGCTAAGTTTGCATAATGCTCATCACCACCTTCAGGTGACGCTGCTGCAGGATCTAAATTAATATCTACTGATCCATCTTCGTTTTCTGAAACTTCAATATCATCAGGTGATTCTTGAACCGCTTGAACTTCTTCTACAATTTCTTCTTGAATCTCTTCTTCACCAGGAACATTAACTGTTTTTCGAACTTCGTTTGGAAGTGCTTTGTCTATATCTGCCATTATATTTTTTCTCCGTAAGTTTTATCTGTTTAACACCATTATAATTAATATTCAACCCCTGAGGCATGGGCCCTGATTCCGGAGGAATTGTTCTAGTTAGTCTTTTAGTCATTACCAAGTCTTTTGTATAATTCTTGTCCTGGTCCTAAGGCAAATTCTTTATATGACATTCTATCATCATATCCGCCTTTACCATCGAAGAAGTATTCTCTCATCCATTTTTCAGATTTAGGCATTGTACCACTACCCTGGTTTTTTCTTGTTTCCTCCATAGCCTGTTTTACTGCTTGACCAAATTCATAACCATCGTCCAT